ACCTGCTTAGCAAGCAATTCAGGTGTCTTTGTTTTACCTTCTGCGTCTTTTCCTGTTAAATACGAAATTCCAGCAAGTAATAATAAACCACCCAATTCAGCCCAATCAATAGGCTTACCAGCGTTTGTTTGTAAATAAGCATTTACTACTCCACCAAGTACGGCTAAAATTGCTGCATAGTTGGTAATTTTGTCCTTAAAATTCATAATGTTATTGTTTTTTAATAATTATTGTATTTTATAAAAAGTTTATTAATGCAATTACTATGTTATTTATCACAAGTGTAATTACTCCTGCATAAAATGCATATTCTATATCCGCTGATGAAAAGGCGTTGTCTGGTTCTCGTTGGTCTCTAATCTCTTTCCCCAATGAAAGATACCCAACAAGCAATATCCCGAATGCCGTAGATACAAACATTCTGCCTAGTAAATCATCACTTAGTACCTTTAAAAAATAGAACGAGGCGAAGTACCCAGCTAAAGCAAGCACTATCCCAACTTCTGCGTGCATTACTTTGTCATAACCAATACCAAACCAACTTGCGATTTTCTCTGCTGTCGGTTTTAAAATCCCGATGATAAATTTCATTATTTTTTTCATAATTTTCTTTTTTCTAATTCGTAAACGCATATAAATTTTTTTTATTGGATTACTGATTTCTCTTATTTAATTTTCTTCAAATCTGCAATTTCTAGTTTTTGAGTTTCTACAATATCTGTAAGTTGCTGAACGGCTTTAGTCAAAATCGACACCATAGCGCCCAAATCCCTACCTTCTTCAATGAATTGTACCTCTGTACTATCTGCTAACATTTTAGTTTTTTTTAAGTGCGTTCTTGAAAATTCAGGGAGTGTTGTGTGGTCTATTTCACCATCTTTACCTTTTATGTTCTTAATTGCAGTTAAAGCATCCCCATCATAGTATTTTGTTCTATCTGTAAAGATTCCAGCCGATACCGTTCCATTATCAGCACCCACACCAACCGTTAAAACTGTTCCGCTTGTTGTGAAATTTATGGACGTTCCAATTGCTGAAAAATTACCTTTATTTGCACCGCCCCCTATCGTAGCCGCAACGACTGAACCACCGGCATCGCCGGTTATAAAATTAATATTCCCGAATGCGGAGCTGCCTTGATAGTTATTAATCACGTTTAAATCCACATACGTACCGTAAGGGAACCCCCCGCCCCCACCATTCTGGGTTATATCACTAGCATAGGTATCGGTCTGTATTTTTAGTGTCGCTTGTGTTGGTTTATGTATTTTAATATTTTCCGAATTAATCTCTCCATTAACGTCCAGAGCGACTAGCGGCGTTTTTTTAACCCCTACAAATCCATTTACGCTATTTAAGACTAAAGCGTTAATTATTTCTGTACCCGTAGTATCAGTACTTACAATAGTTAACGTGCTATCTGTTGAAATATGGTCAATTTTCCAAGCCCTATTTTTAATCACAATGTCTCGAAGAACCAACTCTCCCGAACCCTGTACATATAAATCTTGCGTCTTCGGAGCAGTCCCTCCTATTACCATTTTTCTAGTAAAAATATTCGGCTGATTCAAAAAGGCAATTCTTGAAGTATCAGCAATATAAACAGGGTCTGCCTCTGTTACAACACCTGTGTTTGTTATTGTTAGCACGCCTGCGCTGCCTGTTCCTGTTGTCGCTAAACCTACGCCTGTTCCTTCTACTATTTGTGTACTTCCACCCGAAGCACTTAATGTTACTGTATGCGTAGTAGCATCCGAAGAATTTGTTATTGTCTGATCGCCTGTATTTGTTCCTGAAACTAAATTTAACGCAGCCCTATTGGTATGATATATTCCTACTGTATCTGCAACCACCGCAAAGGCAGCAGCGTGTAATCCGTCTAACAGATCAGCGTTAAGACTATCATTCAATGTAGTGGAAACTACTGAAATTGGCTTTGTGCCTGTGGCTACTGTTGAAATATAATTATTAGCCGAAACATTACCTGCTGCATCGACCTGAAACATTAACTGACTTGCTTGATTTTTGATTTGATATTCATCCGAACCCCCCAAAAGGAGATACCATTTAGCCGTTCCAATAGCATTGTTGATTATGAATTGTAGATTTGTCGATGCGTTACCTTTGAAATAAGCACTTCCATTAACCCTTAATGAATCTTCTAAAATTTGCCTTTGTGAAAATGTGTTTACAAGTTCTTCACCGGCTATCTTATTAAAATAAGCCGCACCCGTAGTTAACGTGTATGTTCCCAAAACACCCGCATTGGCTTTCCACAACTCTCCTGTGGCTAAGTTTGTAACTTCGTCTCCCTTTGCTATATTAGTCGAGAATGTTGTTGTAGCGTTTGCTATTCGCACCGTTTTTATCGGTGCTACTTGTCCTAATACCCAAAAAGGTAATAAGAGTAATATTGAAAGTATTTTTTTCATATTTCTATTTTTTTAACTAAAACAAGCGGGTTTCGAATCGATAAGAATCGTTTGCTTATTCGCATCGTCTCCCCAATAACTGCTACAATATATTATTCCCCAGTTCATTTGCTTAATTTTTTAAGATATTCTTTTAATTTCTTAATATTCTCTAATTTAATCTTGTATTTCATAAGTAATATTTTCTTGATTTTTCTGAATCATAACCTCTATTGTTACCTAACACCCAACCACCAAAAGATACATCGTTACCGCCGTGCATATCGTTTAAAGTATTCGTTTTGTATTCAGGAAAAGAACTTGAGTGACTACATAAATAATCTAGTAATCTAGTAGCGTAAAACGAACCTTTATCTTTGAACTTTTGAACCATCGCATCCATTTCATTTTTAGAAGCGTTAACTGAATTCTCTGCCGTGTGTGTTTGAATCCCGCCGTTTGAAATTTCAAATTGTAAGAACGGCAAAAAATCAACTAGCGTAAAATTAACAAGCATAGGCGTTATGTATGTTTCTACCAAAGTATTATACGCTTCGTTTCCTACGTCTGTAAGGTCGCCTGCTGTTACTAATGCTTTTAGCTTGTCAAGTAAATCCGTTCCAAGAACAGGCTGCAAATGTATATCTTGAGCTGTTTTGACGTGAGGTAAAATCTTACTTTGGTCGATATTCCCACCGATTCCTGTAAGTTTCATTATGTCATCTCGATTAATAAGTAGTGCTTCCATTATCTACGTGGTTTTAAAAATCCGTGATTAGGCATATCTTTAGGCAGTTGAGCTACTTTTGGATCGTTTATAGGCAGTCTTGCAGCATCTCTATCCTCAACAGGTAGCCCGTTTATGATCTTTTTAGCATCATTTACACTTATTTTCTTGTTATTCTTAAGCAAATAAACCTGTCTCATCCAATAATGATGGCAACCCCCACCGCCTTTGTATAGAAATATGTCATAATTATCAGCACCGTCCGGTCCCCAACCCGGATTAACCGACCTTGTTGATGCCATTTTAATATCATTAATGCGATAAACCTTATTTGCGTTCACCATTTTACGGCAAAATTCCCTAGTTTCGTGTCCTTTTTCGTATGAAACCGTCTTGGGTGCGTACGTATATCGAACTTTAAATATGTCGTTATCTTCCTCAGCGGTTGCATTAGGATTTGAACTAGGCACTTTTGCTTTTAAATTAGCATAAATGCTTTCATCTACCGAATAATCAACTTTTCTTTCATCTATTAATAGCCATTCTTCGCCTAGTTCTTCGCCTAACTCAATGAAAGAATCCATTTCGTTAACTACCTTCCTAAGTTTTGCAATCTCATTGCTGGCATTTCCATAGAATAAAGCCTTCGCTACAACAGGATCAAACTGTAACATCTGAATCAAGAATGTTATTGCTTGATCAGTGGTCAAAACGCCGTCTTTTACTGCCTGCATAATCTCTAAAGAACTTGCTATTTGCGCTCCGTTATAGCTTGCTGCCTTTTGAGTAAGCGCATCAGTGGCTACTGCTTGAGGCGTTGAATCTCCAGAACTATCTACAACCTCATTAATAGGACTTAATGGCTTAATTCTCATCGGCATAGATAATGAATCTAAAGATAAGATATATTCAAAAGACTTAATCATAAAGTTTTGATAAGGACGAATAACCGAATTTTGGAATAACTCATTAGCTGTTTTGATTTCATCTGTATTTGAACCTAAGCCTCCGCCGTCTCGAACTCCGAAAAGCAAAGGACTTGTAACCCTATGCCCTACCATTATTTTGCTAGTTGCTTCTTGGCTTATAAATTGGTATTGTTTGTCAAGGTCAGAAATAGCAACCGTTTCAATACTAGCTGATGCTTCTTTATTGTCATTGAAAGCCATAATAAACCTGCCTGCATTTGAAGAACCGCCCCATTTGTTTTGAATTGATTGCTCAATCTTGTCTCTTATCTCTTCTCCCGGGTCTCCGTTGTTAAAATTGATAATCATTCCCGGCGCAAGTCCGTTCATTATATTGTTAAGGTGAAAGTTTCCGACTTCTTCTTCTAAATGTGCATACTGCAAGCAGCCCATATAATCCACATTCGGATAATAGAACGTTCCACTTCGATAAGGCTTTACAGCGTACACAAATAAACCTGTTTTTGAATCGGGTTGTAATGTATTAAAAGGTTTCGGTTTGAACTTTGCTAAATTTGATTGACCCCAATCATCTGAATAGAAATATTCCTTAACAACCCCTTCTTCATCTGCTAATCCTGAACGCCAATTCTGTACGGGGGTGTATTCAACTTCTTCAACACCTTTTTTTAGAGTTACAAGCATTATGTAATAACCTAAGCATTTAAGGTCAAAAGCCCATCTATGGACATCTTCATCAGCAAACAAAGAAAGTGCCTTAGCATAACTGTTTGATGCCCTAGAACTCAAAGGAACTATTCCGTCCCCTGCAATCATTTCAGAAACTCCATTAATAATAGCGTGGTTTGTTGGAGAGCCTCTGTATCTATCGAGTAGATAATCGAAATAATCGTTATCAACTCCATACTTTACCCACTCTTTTCCTCGCTCCTCTGTAACTTTTGGTGCTACGTAATTGGATAATTGAACTACATTAATATTCATATTTTATGTCTTTACAACCCAACCTGAATTTACATTTGGCTCTTCCAAATAGTCATTAAGAACAGGATTGAATTTGCTTGTTTGTGCTGTTACGAAAATCTTCCCTTTATAAATTGTAACCGTTTCACTAATGATTGAAATAGTATAAAACCGTGCTTCTTGAAAACCATAAGTAAACTTGATTGTCAAAACCCCATCAGTAAAACTTGTTAATGTTCCTGTTTTTGTTTCGGGGGTATCTGTTTCCTCTGGAGTTATAATTCCTGAATAGGCTTTTGTTGAATCGTGATTACGTGCGTAAACTACGATTGTTTGAACGGTTGCTATTGGTTTTAATACTATCATATATTCATAACGTTAAAATCAAATTTTTGTTGCAAAAAAAAAACCGCCCGCGAATTAACGAAAGCGGCATATTGGTGACCTGTTCGCTGTTCTTATGGTAAGCGGAATAGGTACGTTACGATGTTACAATCGTAGGAGGATTCGTTACAATGCCAGCGAAGGGATTTGCAACGGTAGAACCTGTTACAAATGGTGCGGGTACAGTTTCCTGTCCTACCAGTGTCAAAGTATAACCGCTTAAATCTCCTTTAGCTTGACCGCTTACGGTTGTACCTCCTGAAACTTCCATACCATTGGCTGCTCCCAGCACAAAAGCATTTCCGTTAAAATCGTGTGCAACTACAATAGGTCGCCCTGCTGCCATTATTTCTAATTCTGTTCTAGTTGTTAAATCCAACTTCGTAAGTGTCAAACTCAAAGTTTGTTCCCAAAATGTTGAACCTGTATCGCGTGAACTATTAACAGTCTCCTCAAAGCCTGTTAACCCTTTCACTACATATTTATAAGCACTAGCAGCATTAACGCCACCCGTTGCTTTAATATCCGTCACGGCATCCGTGCCAGTCACTACTATTCCGTAGTTGAAAAGGTATAATGCTTTTATTCCTCCTACAACATCTTTGCAGGGTAAAAGTCTTCCTGCTGTTAAATCACAAGCCATATCTCTTTATTTTAAGTTCCCGCCGTTACTGTTACTAATGTTGTCGTTCCTGCAAATGGATCTGAAGCAGTTGCATCACCTATGAAATTAGCTGATTTTCTTTCCTGTCCTGTTAAGACTAAAGTATAACCTGATAGGTCGCCTTTGCCTTGCCCTGACGTTGTTGTTCCTGATGTTACTTCCATTCCGTTTTCGTTACCCAAAAGGTAAGCATTACCGTTAAAATCTGATACAACTACTTGAGGTCTTCCATAAGCCATAAGTTTAAGTTGCGCCCTTGTTGTCGTATCTAATTTCGTAAGAGTTATCGAAAGCACTTGCTCGTAAAATCTTGTCCCGGTATCTCTGGAAACGTTAACTGTTTCTTCAAATCCCGTTAACCCTTTTACGTCATATCTAAAGCAAGTAGCAGCACCGCCACCACTTGCCTGAATATCTGTTACCACTTCCGCTACCTCTGTTATCTCTACTCCGTAATTGAAAAAGTAAACAGCCTTAATGCCACCAACGGAATCCTTATATGGCAATGCTCTGCCATTTGTTAACGTACAAGCCATAATGTTATGTATTTAAATTCATAATTCCGTTTTTCTAACTCTTAGTGAGCAGGTGCATAAAGTACAATCTCGCTACCAATTCCGTACTGAACTGCTGCTGTATAACGCGCTACAAAGCGAACGTTTTTAGAGCCGTCAATATCGGCCATATCAATTATCTTGATTTCGTTTTGGTCAGAGAGTAAGCCAGTACCAAACCATAGATTAGATTTTTGAGCTACGACTGCATAATTAGAAGACAAGCCTTCTGCAATAAACATTGGAATACCTTCAAACATTAAAGGCTTCAAGTTTACTGATCCTTCGTCTTTATAACCGGCACCGCCAATAGTAGCTACGAATCCACCTAATGCGCGTGAATAAGCATAGTAGATATTTGGTGCTACATAGAAAGTTAAATCAGGTGCATTACGTACACGTGCAGGAATTAAATCAACTGTTGTTGTAAGCTCTGCAATTACGTTTGTTGAAGTAACTGTATCGTTAGGGCTGTCAACTACGGTTGAATCAGCAAGCATCAAAGTTACTAAGCCGTCAAACTGGCCACTTGTTCCTGTTGCGCCCATCCAAATTGAGGTTTCAGTACCTTCAGCTATAACTGCTCCCATTTCTGCAATCAAAAATGATTGGAAGTTAGGAGGTAAATTATCGAAAGCTGAATAACCCATTGAAATTGCTTCCCAATCAGAATCGAAATCAGACTTACATAAAGTAACGTTCATCATTAATTCTTTAGGCTCTATAATTCTTTCGGTAAGAGTAACCGTTCCTGCATCCGTGAAGTCGCAAGAAGCATCTTGTAACAAACCAGACAAAGCTAATTTCTTAACTACCTGTTTGTACTTGATGTTAGGTTTAATTGTTATTGCGTTGCTACCTAAAGTAACGCCTGAAAATAAAGCAGCGGCGATATATTGTCCAGCGGCTTCTCCAGCATACGTGCTGGTCATACTTGTTGTTGTTGCCATAATTCTATTTTATTATTTCGTTAATTTATTAAGGTGCTGTAAAAGTTATTGAACCTGTTGCTTGGCCATCACCTGAAACATACCAATTTGTTCCATCGCATTCTACTGCAACCCAATCTCCAATTGTTTCAGCTGATGCTACAAAAGAAATTGTATTTTCAGCAGCTGCTGGTACTTGAACGTCATCAACTAATGCACTTCCATAAATGACATCTGTTGTGCTTACTATTGTCCAATCAGTAGTTGCGAAAGCGCCCGCCACAATGAATTTAAAATTTAAACCTGCTTTTAAAGCTGGTAGTGTAATTTGCGCCCCTGCTGTTGCGGCTGGTAGAGTATAAATCGTCCCGCTGTTTGCTGCTGTTAAAGTTGTTGCAACTGCAATTGTAGCGAACGTCTTTTGTTTCCGTTGTTCCGGATTCGAATAAGTTAATGTTGCCATAATTATTTATTTGTTTTTTCTATTTGTTTCTTAGCTTCGCCGTCAATTTTAATAATCAAGTCAATTGAAAATTTTGCTTGTAATTCAAGCAATCCTTTTAAGACTAAATTAACTTCGTCAGGTGTCAGTTCTAATTTTATCATCCTGTATATGCGTTAATATAATGTACAGTACCGTCAATTGTAATCTTGATTTTCTTTGCTGTTCCGCCTACTTCGGCAGTATCGGATACCATACCGCTAACTGTATTTAGTTCAATAAGACTTGTAATTTTATCGCCACCATACAAATAAATAGCTTGATCCATTTGAGCTGCTCCGTTATTAGTCATATAAAGTAAGTCATGCTCACCTGTAACTGCATTAGCTTGATGTGAATCTAACCAACAAGATGTAACGTGAGTAGCTGTAATCGCTGCGCTTGCTTCAATCAGTCCATATAAACCTGTCATAAAAGAAGCTCCTGCTACTGTACCATCTGCTCTTGCTTGTCCATAAACACCGATTAAAGTTGATGCTGTTCCTGTGAATCCAGTATCTACAACTGCAACGCCCTGAACTGAACGAATCGAAGCCGTGCCATCACCTTGTAAATGTGTTTCTGCATCAACACCCCAAAACTGTCCTGATGTTCCTGTTGGCTCTGAACGTACTTGTAAAGCGTAGCTGTTAGTACAAACTGTTGGACGATAATCAATTTTAGTGTAACCACTCAAACGGTTGTAACTTGTTTTAGCAGTATTACCAATTTGATTAGTAGCTGCGTTTAATGATAATCCCATCCAGGTCGAACCATCATAATGCTTCAATTGTGATAAGTCTGTATCATACACAATCGCACCTGATTCAGCACTTAATGCGGCTATTTGAGCCGTTGTAAGTTTGTCAGGAATTAATTTGTAAGTTGAATTTGCCACTGTTGCCATAACTATTATTTATTAAACATTTTGTCATAAACTTTTGCTTTTGTTCCTTTAGGTGCTGCCATCTTAAATCCTGATGGTTCAACTTTTTTCCCCTCTGGACTTGGCTTAGGTGCTTTTTCGATTTTGCTTAATTCTTCTACTTCTTTAACCTCAACAACTTCTTCAAGTTTCTGTTCGGCTAAAACTTCTTGAATTAAACTGCGAATCTCGGCTTTCATTTCATCGGTTAACATAGCAGCTTCAACTGGTGCTTCTGTTGGTGCGTCTTCAACAACTTCTTCTGTTGCTGCTCCGATTGAATTAATAACGCCTTCTTCTGTTACGACCAAAATTTGACCATCGTCTAAAACGTATTCGCCAACGGGTAAAGTTTGTCTTTCTTCACCTGACACAATAAATACAGCTTCGCCTGCTTCAAATACTTGAGCAAACAAAACAGCACCGTCTTCGGTTTTCATTTCTTCTAATTGGATTTCGGGTTTCTTAAATAGAAACTCTTTAATCTCACTTAGAATTGTAAGTAATTTGTTTTCTTCTTTTTCCATTTTATCACTTTTTAAATTTGATTTTATTTGACTATCAAAATATCCTTCTATTGAGAAGCCTTTAATTGCCCCTGTTTTTACGTAGTCTTTCCAAATGTCATCGTTATTTACCTTCATAGTCCCCATCCACGTGCCTATTGGTACTCCCAGCCCGTATTTTCTGGACTTATCTTGCGTAGAATCTTCAACAATCCAACTTTCCACAAGTGTAACGCCGGCAATTTTACCCGAATGGTCTAGGGTTGTGTTGCTTTGGCTGCCTTTTGTTAGGTATAATTCGCTTGCTTTTCTAATAGTGTCTTTTGAAAAGATAATATAAAACTCGTTTTCGTCCATCATTCTATAAATAGGACGGTTTGGGACGAGTATAGCACCCATTAATAGCTGCTTATCCTTATCTATTTCGGCTAATTCTAGTTTCTTTTCGTCTTTTAATGCAATCCAATCGAACTCAATCGCTGGGTTTTCAACGAGACTGATAGCATTAACGCCGTGTTCGTCGTTAAGTTCGTCAATAAAAACTTCAAATACATTCATAATTCTCGTGTCTTTATATAAGTAGGACGCAAAAGAATTATATTTGTTGTAAATTCATTAGAAATTAGCCGTTGCCGTTATGTTCCTAGCTAATGCGCTCTGACTGCTTACATTGTTTTGAACTACATAAGCTGGAATCGGTGCTTGATTAGTTGATATAGCTGCGTTTGCTTCGCCTGCGCTTAATGGACTGATTAAACTAGATGAAGGTGCTGCCTGTACTGTGGGTGCTGATGCCGCACTTGCAGACAGTGATGCCCCCCCGTCAAATGTAGATGCCTTTAACTTCTTGTATTGAACTGCTCCAAAAGCTAATGTGCTTGCTGCTGTAATTGCTCCGAGTGCAATTCCCCACGGACCCCCCGCTTGAAGACCTGCTAACATTCCCGCTATTCCTGCTGCTAACGTATCGGCTACAATCCCTGCCAGTCTTAACTTTTTGTTCTTTTCAAATCCTTCTCTAGTGGTCACATCTTGTTCTTCAGCAAGCATCTTAATAAATGAAGAAGCAACCTGTAAACCCGCTGCGACTTGTTGACCTGTTTTCTGAATCCCTGCCGCTTTTGTTTCTTGTGATTTCTCTTCAGCAGCCTCATCCATTGCAGCAATCTTATCCAAATATTCTTGATGTGAAATAAAACCTAAATCATATTGTTGTTGTAAAAAAGCCCTATGCCCGGCATCCGTTGCTTGGTATTTTTTCAAAGCGTATTCTAAATCAATATCA